TGAAGATCATGCGGACTATACGGAAGATGATCTTCTGATCCTTCAATCGGCAAAGGAAATAGAACGGTTGCGCGAAGAAGTGGCAGACATGCGGAACTTATTTGCGCTGATTAATGACGCCGCGCTTGGGGAGGAAGAGTGATGGCCGGTCCGCGCATGTTCTACAGCTTAGGCTCTTATGAAGATTATCTGCGTCGATCATGCGAGTTCAATCGCCGCGCCGCTGAACAGCGAGAGCCGCCACGGGATTTAGGTGAGCTTCTACGTCTTGACCGTGATGAGATCATTTATCTGCCGGGTCCAAAGGCAACGACAAATGCAATCGGCGTCCCTCTGATCCGCGCAGCGTTTGGGGAGAAAGAGTGATGATCGCTGCCATCTTCGCGGCGGTGTTCTCTATCCAGTCAGCTCCGCTCAATACCACGGACGCTATGCTGGACGCTGCCGCAGACCGGCACGGCCTTCCCCGGCAATTAGTCCACGGAGTGGCGTGGGTCGAGAGCCGCAAGAGATGCGGGGCAAAGAACGGCCAGTATAAGGGCATGATGCAGGTGGGTCGTGCGGCGGCACGTGAAGTCGGGCTCCCCCACCCATTTCGGGCGTGTGAGGATGAGATAGAGGCTGGCGTAAGGTATCTGGCCGTGGCAGTCTCTAAGGGTGGAACGGGTTGTGCGGGGGTATCGCTCTACCAATCCGGCCATGGGGCCAAGCCCCGGTGTACCGCCTACGGCAAAAAGGTCTTGAGAGCAGCGGAGAGGAAAGATGGGTGACATAGTTGAACGGCTGCGTGAACAACCAACCATGAGTAGCTTTGCAAATATTGGCGATATGGTGGGACGGTTGAACCATGAGCGTGAAGAAGCCGCCGACGAAATAGAGCGGCTGCGTGAGGCGCTGCGTAAAATCAGCAATATGGGTCAGACGAACGTGCCGGATCATTGGGACTTTCGCGTGAAGGCAAGAGAAATTGCCCGCGCCGCGCTTGGGGAGAAAGAGTGATGGGTGAGTATTTCCGTTATCAGTTTGAAGATGTGCCCGTGCGTTACGAAGGCAAAGAAGTTTACGCGACAGGGGAAGCAGAGCTTTACTACGAGCTAGACCTCCCCGACCCGGATGTCGGGATCAATACAATGGGCGTGGATTGGGAAGTGTCTTCGATGGGGCTTGAACTGGTCGAAGAAGACGGCGACCAAGTCCTGCTCACGGGAGACGCGGCCATCGACTGCTTGGGCGTTTACCGGCAAATCTACCAGCACTTGCGCGACAATGAGAACGATGTCGTGGACCGTGTGCTGGCGGACGTAGCGTGGTCTTGATTTCCGTCTAGGGAACTAATACCGTTTTCCACAACACGGAGGCGGCTGTGGAAAACTGTAGAAACTGTAAGTTTTGGGACCACGATGGACTGTCGTCTTACGGCATCTGTCGCGCGGTTCCGCCAGCCGGGCAATTAGGCTGGCCGCGCGTGCAGCCAGTGGATTGGTGCGGCGCGTTCGTGAAAGATGAAAAAGCTGTGGAAAAGGTAAAAAATGTCGGTCGCCCAGTCAAAACTCGTTAAGCACTACAAGGAAGTCCGCGCCCGTCTGGAGGGCAAGCCTGCGGTGGCCGCGCCAGTGGTCATGCTGCCAGCGCCTGAGCCAGTGCCGGAAGTGGTCGAAAAGCGGAAGTCTGATTTCGAGAACCGTTCCGAAGCAATCAAGGAATGGGTGCAGCGCGAGATGGCGCGCTGGGACAACGTCCCCAAGATCTCGACCACAATCAATATCAATAAGCTCATCCAAGAAGTGGCGGAGAAGTACAAAGTCCCGCCCACGCTGATGCTACAGGATAGCCGGTGTCGGCCATTAGTCTTCGCCCGGCACGAATTGTTTTATCGCTGTGTCATGGAGAAGGGTTGGAGTTACGCCCGCATTGGGCGCTACTTCGACCGCGACCATACAACCGTGCTGCACGGCGTTCGCACGCACGCAAAGAAGTACGGCCTGCCGCTACCAGAAGGAGTGAAGTGCTAATGGACGAAGAGGAAGATTTCGTTGACGAAGTCCCGCCATTCCAGCCCTCCGAACTGGCACAAATGGCATCATCCTTGGTTGCCTTATCCCGAGCCGTTGACAATGCCAGAGATCGTCACGCTAGAACCCATCTCCTCACCGCCATGTCGGGCATCGCTTACATGCTCAACCCACCCCGAGGAGAACTCGTCGTTGCTTCCGACAACGGAAAGCGGTGACGTGGATTATCGGTCGTTGTGGGTTTCCGCACAGGCGGAACTCGCGGTCGAACGGGCAGTCAGAGAAACCTATCAGCACATCGCAACAGAGCGACTGCTACGCATCATGGAGTTAGAGAATGGCCGTTGACCTAGAACCGATTTTCGAGCGGGCCGAAGACGCGAACCTTACCCACGCGCTGTTAATCGGGATCTCTCACGACAACAGCTCATTCCATATTTATGGCGATGAGGAAATGCTCGCGCCAATCGCCCTGACCCTGTTGGCCGTGGCGCAGAAGTTGGTGGTCGAAGACCTTGCCAACATGGACACTGGGGTTTTGAATTGAATCTTTGGAAACACCAAGCTGAAGTAATGCCCGCCCTAAAGAGCGGGCATTTTCTTCTCGCATGGGAACCCGGCTGCGGGAAGACCCGGCCATTGTTGGAGGCGGGAAAGGACGGTCGGCAGCTTTATATCTGCCCGGCTGCAATCCGTTTCCAAGTCGCTGAAGAGGCGGTGCGATACGGCGCACGTGTACAGGAAACTGTACAGGTCTTGCGTAACGGCAAAGACAAGTTGCGCTCGGATGCGACGTTAGTCATCTGTTCATACGATCTGATGGCTACGCCTCCTGTTTGGCGGCAACTTTTTGCAGCCGAATGGGATAGTTTGGTCCTAGACGAAGGCCACATGCTCAAGACCCCGTCCGCCAAACGGACGCGGGCCGTGTATGGCTTCAAGGCGGACAGTGCGGGTGCGTTGTTCCGGCGCGCAAAGCGTGTTTGGGTGGCAACCGGCACGCCGATAATGAACGATCCCAGCGAGATCTGGACGCACGTCAGTCGGTTGTTCCCGGAAGCCAAAGGCGATTGCCGGACACTCTCGCAATGGATCGAACGCTACTGTCAATATATTGACACCCCCTATGGGCCGAAGATCTTTGGTGTCAAAAATCTGGACGAACTGCGGCAGAAACTGGGGCCAACGATGTCCCGCCTGCGGAAGAAGGACGTGCTGAAAGATTTGCCGCCGTTGCTGGTGGACACGTTCGTCGTAGAGCCGCGCGACATTGATTTGACCGACGTGCCAATGGACGCGCTGGAAGAATTGGAACGTCTGCTACGGGATGACGCCGATGCTATCACTGCGATCACTGCGCTATCAGTTCCTTTGTCTACTCTCCGCCGCCGCATTGGTTTGGCGAAAGCGAAAGCGGTTGCGGAGGCGGTTCAAAACTACATCTGGTCCGGTGGTGACAGTAAAGTGCTGGTCTTCTTCCAGCATACCGATGTCGGGCAGGAGATATTTGACGCGCTGCGGTTTAATGGGCCGGTCCTTTATCAAGGTGGAATGACACCGACCCAAAGAGAAGCCGCGCTCAAAACCTTCCACCAAGATCCGAAGTGCAAAGTCTTTATAGGTCAGATACAAGCCGCAGGCACCGGGCTCAATCTGCAAGTGGCGGACCGTGTGTTCATCGCAGAACCGGCGTGGACACCCGCGCTCAACGAACAAGCCATCGCCCGCTCATATCGGGGCGGACAGACCGTTATGGTCCACGCTTCCCTGTGTGTATTGAAAAAGTCAGTTGACGAAGATGTGACTAGGGTGCTAGTGCGTAAAGCCAAGTTAGTCAGTGAAATCGTGGACGGAGAAAAAGATGGCAGCGCACAGCAGGTTCGGAGCAAGCGGAGCGCATCGGTGGATGCGGTGTCCGGGGTCGATTAACCTCTCTGAAGGGATCGAGAACGTCTCGTCGGCATTTGCGGAGGAAGGCTCACGTCTCCACGCATTGTCAGAAGATATGCTGCGCGGCCAGACCCGGCTCTTCGACACTGAAGAGTTTACTGACGAGCAGCTTTCTGTCGCACAGGCATACGTGGACGTGGTCCAGCATGAACACATGAACCTTGGCGGCACGCTGCTGATCGAACAGCGTTTCAAACTCCCACAGCATCCTGAGTTCTTTGGCACGGCTGACGCGGTGATCGTATCGCCGCCGCACCTGCGCGTGCTTGATCTCAAGGCCGGTCGTGGCGTTGCGGTCGAAGTGGATTACGGCGGAAAGATCAATCCGCAGTTGGGTTTCTATGCGCTTGGCGCGCTGACCGTTGCTGGCAATCCAGAACAGTTTACCGACATTGAAGTAGTCGTGGTGCAGCCCCGGTTGGGCGGGGTAAAGCGCCGCAAGGTGACGCTAGATGAGTTGCAAGGATTGGCGAAGGAGCTAGTCCACGCTGCTTATTTAGCGTCACAACCTAATGCGCCCACCGCCGCAGGGTCGTGGTGCAAATTCTGTTTGGCTCGCGCGACGTGTCCGACATTGAAGTCGCACGTCAATACGCTTGCCAAGGACGATTTCGACGATCTGAAAGACCCGGCAGACATGACGGGTACGATGATCGCGGAAGTGCTGAACGAAGCTGATGTCATCGAAACGTGGCTGAAGGCGGTCCGTGATAGGGCTCAGAAGCAACTAGAGGGCGGCAATGTCGTTCCCGGCTGGAAGCTTGAGGCGAAGCGGGCACAACGGAAGTGGCGTGACGAGCGCATCGTGAAGCAGCGCCTTGCGTCGGAAGGGTTGAGTGATTTCTTGGAAGAGAAACTCATCACTCCGGCGCAGGCAGAGCGCCTTGCTAAGAAGCAGGGTGTCGTGGTTGATCTTGCTGACCTAGTCGTGAGCGAAAGCAGCGGGTTCAATCTTTCCAGAGACGTTCAGAAGGGTACTGCGACTTCTGCTGCGTCTGATGATTTCGCAGAGTAACAGGTGAAAGAGATGTCGAAGATTATCATTGGCCCCGGTCGTATGTCGTTCCCGGCTTTGTTTGAACCCGCGAAGAACCAAGACGGTTCGCCGGGAGACAAGTACCAGCTTACGCTGCTGCTTCCGCCGGACTACGACACGGCTCCGTTGGTGGAGGCGCTCAACGCTGCTGCCACGGAAAAGTGGGGCGCTGACAAGAGCAAGTGGCCTAAAGGTATGCGTGGCCCGAAGCTGGTCATTCGTGACGCAAGCGAGAAGGAACATCTTGCTGGTTATGCGGACGGATGGAAGTTCGTCGCGCTGAAGACGAAGAACCAGCCGGGTGTCGTGGACGCCATGAAGAACGAGATCGACGATCCGCGCGAAGTGTATGCGGGTCGTTGGGCGCGTGTCTCTGCGCGGGCTTACGCCTACGACAACGTGCTGAAGGGTGTCGGCTTCGCGCTCCAGAACGTGCAGTTGTTGCAGCATGACGCACCGTTCGGTGGTGGCGCTGGCCGCGCAAAGGACGACTTCGATGAGATTGCCGCCGAAATCGGTACGGCAGGAGATTGGGACAACTAATTCCCCCCCCCCCTAGTTGTCCCAGAGGGCGGCGGTTTTCCAGTCCTTTCGCCGCCGCCCTCATTTTAATTCGGAGAGAACATGCTCAGAGTATTAGACCTTTTTAGCGGCATAGGTGGCTTCGCCATTGGTTTGGAAAAGACGAACGGGTTCCAAACTGTAGCGTTTTGCGAGATGGATCCGTTCTGTCATCAAGTTCTAAAGAAACATTGGCCGGAGACACCAATCTATGACGATGTCAAAACGCTCACGCAAGAAAGATTGCAGGCAGATGGAATTACCGTTGATGTTATCTGCGGAGGGTTCCCCTGCCAAGACATTAGCGCAGCAGGACGAGGTGCAGGTCTTGCAGGAGAAAGAAGTGGCCTCTGGTTTGAGTTCCACCGACTCATCAAAGAAATCAAACCGCGCTACGCGATCATTGAAAACGTTTCAGCCCTTCGATCTCGCGGATTGGACAAAGTCCTCTGGTCCCTTGCCGAGATCGGGTATGATGCAGAATGGCATTGTATACCCGCTTCCTCCATTGGTGCCCCTCACCAAAGAGACAGGATCTGGATTATGGCGTACCCCCAATGCAGGGGACAGCAAGAGGGGAACGTATGCTTCAAAAGAAGCGATGGACGCGCACTTAGCGAGGGGGAAACAGTTGTCTCTCCCGAATCAAATACGCCATCCTCATCTTTGGCCGACACCTCGCGCGTGCAGCAGCATGTCAGCAAAAATGACACCGAAGTTAGCGGCGCATCCTCATCCAAATTTAGAGACGGTAGTAGCACGTACAATGTGGCCGACACCAACGGCGCACAACGCGAAGGAAGGTGCCTTTCCAGCCGAGTATTTGAGAAATACGCCAACTCTAGCAGCAATGGCTGGTGGGAGACTGAACCCAACGTGGGTAGAGTGGCTTATGGGGTTCCCGTCTGGGCACACAGATTGCGAGTTCTCGGCAATGCGGTCGTCCCGCAAATCCCAGAAATAATTGGGAGAGCGATCCTTGCGTCTTCATCTAGACTTTGAAACTCGCAGCACCGTTGATCTCCGCGTCTCTGGCGCATACCGCTACGCAGAAGACCCGCAGACCGAAGTCATCATGGCCTGCTACGCGATTGACGAAGGCCCGGTGCAGACATGGTTGCACACGCAGCCTCTCCCAGAAGACCTACGCGCCGCACTAGAAGACGAGAACTGCATTGTCGTGGCGCACAACGCTGGCTTCGAAAAAGCCATGCTCACCTACATTCTAGGCCCGCGACACGGGTGGCCGGTCCCGCCCCCACACCGATGGGATGACACCGCCGCCCGCGCAGCGCGCCAAGCACTGCCACGCTCTCTTGAGGGCGCAGCAATGGCGTTGGGCCTAGAGGTCCAGAAGGACACTGAGGGGCGCTCACTGATGCTCCGCATGTGCCGCCCGCGCTCTGTTGCGGAAGACGGCAAGATCACATGGTGGGACGATGATGCCCGCATGAAGCGACTGGCGCAGTATTGCGCGACCGACGTGGAGGTCGAGCGCGAACTCGACAAGATCCTGCGGCAGTTGACCCCGGAGGAACGTGAGGTTTGGCTGCTGACGGAAGAGATGAACGACCGTGGCGTGGCGATAGACGTGGACTTTGCCACCTACGCTGTGCAGGTCGCGTCGGAGGCGCAGGAGGCGCTGAACAAGGAATTGGCTGAGATCACTGATGGCGCGGTCACGGCAGCGACGAACGTCGGAAAGCTGCGGCAGTGGCTGCTGTCCAAAGGTTTCGGAGTGCTGGAAGGCGAAGACGAGAGCCTCAATAAAAAAGCTGTGGAAAACCTTTTGAAGTCGGGAGCCATTCCAGACGATGTCCGGCGAGTGCTGGAGATCCGTCTGCTGGCGGGCAAGAGCAGCGTCAAGAAGTTCCAAGCCATGCTCGACCGGGTATCGAAGGACGGGCGCGTGCGTGGCAATCTCATGTACCACGGCGCTTCCACGGGCCGGTGGAGTGGGGCTGGGGTGCAATTACAGAACCTCCCGCGCGACACCGTGAAGGATTTTGATTGGTCCCGGAAGAACCTGACTGCGTCGATGGACAAAGTGCTGTCCACCCTGTCGCGCATGGTGCGCGGGTCGATCATGGCAGCACCCGACCATCGGCTCATGTGGGCGGACTATGCGGCGGTGGAAGCACGTGGCGTGGCGTGGCTCGCGGGCCAGACAGATCTGATCGACCTCTTCGCCAAGGGCGGCAAGGTCTATGAAGAAATGGCGGCTGTGATCTTCAACGTCCCGGCAGAAGAGATTGGCAAGGACAGTCTCGAACGCTTCCTTGGTAAGACCGTCATTCTCGGCTGCGGCTATTCGATGGGCGCGCAGAAGTTCCGCATGTCGTGCGCCGCGATGGGCACGGAGATCGACGAAGAGTTGGCCTACCGTGCGGTCAATGCCTATCGGAGCAATTACGCAAAGATCCCGCGCTTGTGGAAAATGCTGGACGAAGCGGCGATTGCTGCAATCGGGCAGCGTGGGCGTGAGACAACATACCGCTCTGTGTCGTTTTATGCGGACAAGAATTGGTTGCTTATCAAGCTGCCGTCTGGCCGCAAACTGTTCTACCGTGATCCACGTCTGGTGACTTATGCCGGTCCTTATGGCGAGAAGGTGAGCGTCGAGTATTCCGCCGTAAATAGCATGACAAAGAAGTGGAACCGTGAGCGGACGTTTGGCGGCAAACTGACAGAGAATATCGTGCAGGGCTTGTGCCGTGATCTGATTGCGGACGCGATGCTGCGCCTTGAAACGAGCGGCTATCCCGTCATTGCTTCTGTCCACGACGAAGTCATCAGTGAAGTGCCAATCGGGCAGGGGTCGATTGAAGAGATGGTGGCGCTGATGTGCCAGTTGCCAGAATGGGCAAAGGATTTCCCGCTTGCAGCGGAAGGTAAAGAAGGCGTGAGGTACGGCAAATGAATAATGATGAGTTAGCTAAAGAACTCGGCGGGATCTTGGATGAGGCGAAACAACTCGTAACTAAAGACAGAGCGGGGACGCATGGCAATGCAATCGAAACACTCGACGCTCTGGCTGAGTTTTGGCGCTCATACCTCTACGTTAGAACAGGGGATGCTATCCATCTTACTGGGTCTGATGTCGCTGAGATGCTTTGCATGTTAAAGCTGGCCCGCAAATGCACGGGCAAGTTCCACCGGGACAACTATGCAGATACGATTGGATATGCGGCCTTAGCTTTCGCCGCTGCACTATGGGAAAATCGAGATGAAGATTGAAAGTTCAGACGATTTGCTGAAGGCGGTTGAGGCTGCTCGAATTGAGCAGGGGCTTTCCGAACGTCAACTATCCGCCAATGCCAATATGTCACATGGCTCTTATTGGTGGTGGAAAACCCATGCAGGTACCACATCGCTGGACGTGGCGTTGCGGTATATTAGAACGCTCAATTTGAAGATCGAGGTTAGCTCCCAGTAAAAAAAAGGCCCCTTGCGGGGCCTAAGTTTACAGGGAGAATCACGGAAAAAGGGCACGGCGGTGCTGCGTCCTTGGTTTCCGATAGGGGGAACAATGACAGAGAATACTTTGAAGTACAAGGTCACTTTTGGACAATCCACGGCTCCGTTCATTGCCGCGCGGTTTCCGCAGAATGATCTGCTTCCCATCGTGCCGTTCGACGCGCCGTTGGCGAAGGGCACGACTGTTGCGCCGGAGATGCGTGGCAAGGTGCCGGGTATGTTCTCGCGCGGACAGTGGTGGGGTCTTGGTGGCGCATGGCCCACAATGGGCATCACCGATACACAGATTAAAAACGCTGCGCCGTGGCCCACAGAGAACGTCGGCCTGCGTGCCGAAAATTGGCCTGCGGTAGACATCGACGTTGCGTCGGATGAAGCACGCGAGCTAATCGAAGGCATCGCAGCCTTCCATCTGGGCGCTGCACCAGTGCGCGTCCGGGCCAATGCACCACGTGCGCTGTGCGTTTTCCGTCGCACGGGCGATGAACCGATCCGCAAGATGCGGATTGTTTTCCGTGACGCGGACAATGTCGAACACGCGGTTGAAGTGTTAGGCGCAGGTCAGCAGTATTTGATCGCCGGACGGCACCCAAGCGGTGTCATGTACGAATGGCGACCGAACGCGGATCTCGCGCAATACACGGCAGACGGTCTGACCAAAGTCACCGCCGCAGAGATGCGTGCGTTCATGGACGCAGTGGCTTCAGAGATCACTGGCCGTGGCTGGACTATTATCACCAACTCAAAGCTGAAGCAGTCGGTCACAAGCGGCGGCGTTGCTGTGGCAGACGCGGAGCCAATCATTGATCCGCAAATTGCTT